CACCATTATCGTATTCCACGTTCGCAAATCCAAGCAATAAATTTTTAAAATTTAGCGATCCTCAAAGAAATCTATTTGTATATATATGGCGGATTATTTAGCAGAAGTAACAATGCCCCCCAAAGAAGAAGTTTTTAAAGATCCAACACCTCCACCCTCACCTGAACCCGTGATAACAACAGAAGAACCAGTGTTAATTCAACAAGAATCAGAAGAAGAAGAGGATGCTATTCTTGAAGAACCAGTTAAAAAAGAAAAACTTAAAAAAGAAGATATCTTTAAAAAGCGGAAACCACCCGAGATACCCGAAAACATACCGCCTCCCGTGATAAAAGAAGTCAAGCAGAAGAAGAAACGGGTTCTATCTGAAAAACAGTTAGCAACTTTGGCGAAGGGTCGGGAAACGGCAAAAAGGAATAGACAGGCGAAGAAGAAGACGGTGCCTAAAAAAGAAGAAGCACCACCGCAGGCGGTTCTCGAAAGACCTGATCCTCCACCAACGCCCACGGCGAAGCCAGCCGAACCAAAATTAGCACGGACGCAGTCTGTATCTTACACACTTGAAGATTTAGAAAACGCTACCGAAAAAGCAATTGAGAAATATGAAACCAAACGAAAGGCACGAAAGGCAGTGAAACGGAAAGAAGAAGCAGATAGAAAACACGAAGAAAAGGTTTTCAAAGATATCCATAGTGCGATATCCAAAGCCCCGTCTGCTGACCCTTGGGCATCATGTTTTCAGTAATTATTTACCAATTTTTTTCAAAGTCATTTTGTGACTTTCACTGAAAGATTTACCTTCCTTCATTAACTTCGTCATCATTGCGATATGCTTTTTAGTGTGGTGTTCAGAGTGACGCTTCAAAGCGTCCATTTGTCTTTGGGTTAATTCTTTACGCTTCCCCTGCTTCGCCTGAGGTGGTTTCCTCTTAGAGGGCGGTTTCTTAGCGGGAGAAGATCCATACATTTACTACTTATGTAGAAATCTTTTCACACCATACTTTTTTAAAAAATGAAATTGTGATTATAATAGTATGAAACTATTATAATGACTACTTACAAGCAAAAGTTTAACAAGAAATACGGGTTTAAACGAGACGCACCGCATTCATTGGCAGAAATTAGCAGATTAACAGGATATAAATTATCGGGGTTAAGAACTATCAAAAAAAAGGGACAAGGGGCATTCAGAACAAATCCTCAAAGTGTTCGCCCACAGGTCAAGTCCGCTACCCAGTGGGGGATTGCCCGTGTGTATTCCGCAGTTATGGGAGGCAAGGCGAAAAAGATAGATCAGAAACATTTAATCCGAAAGTGATTTCTCCATATGAACAGAACAATAGAGACCTTCCTTACATTTCTTACCACATTCCTGACCCTTGCGTTTTCCTCTACCGATAATATAAATACACGTTTCAGTAACTGGTTCAGGTAATGGCTCAGGCTCAGGCTCAGGCTCTTGCACGACTTCGGGCTCGGGCTCAGGCTCAGCAGGCGGGACCAATTTGGCTAATTTTGCTAATCTTTTTTCTTCTTTTCTTTTTCGCAGTAATTCTTTCCTTGACGGCATTTTATAATTCTCAATAGATTTTAAAATTTCACTAAAAAAACAAAAATATCTTTTCATATAAATGACCGAAGATATCAAGTTTGTAATACCTTCTTTTCAACGTCCGTTAAAGTTCCAAGAACAAACACTATCCTACCTTATGAGGCACAAAGTTCCTAAACAACAGATCTATACGTTCTTACGTTCAGACGATCAACATTTGGATGAATATCTCAAAATTAAAGAAGTCTGCCACGTAGTTTCAGAAATCAAAGGGATAGGGAAGACCCATAATTATATCACAGAGTATTTTAATGAAAATGATTTCATTGTAGAAATAGACGACGATTTGGTTGATTTGATTGATAAAAATAAGAATTCAGTAGAAGACTTCCTCCAACTCTGTTATAAAATGAAAATGATTATGCTTCACACAGGGATTTCTTACGGTGGAACTTATCAGTGTGATAATACTATGTTTATGGGTCAGTGTGGTGAATTCACAACAGATCTAAGGTATATGCTTGGTTGCCTCAGATTTAGGTTTGTTCGGAAAGACATCCAATTGGAGACCAACTATGCGGAAGATTTTGAAAACTGTATTCTTCACTATATCAAAGACGGTAAAATCCTGAAAAATAACTGGATTGCTCCCAAGACCAATAACTATTCTAACGGTGGTTGTGACGGTGACGGTAGAAACATAGACACAGAAAAGGAAGATAAAGAACTTTTAGCAAAAGTTTATCCTGATCACTGTAAATTATTTCAGAGAAAAAACGGAAGATTTGATTTAAAATTATCAGTTTCAAAAAAAAATCTTTTGAAAAAGTAAATGATTGGTTGTATCTGTGCTTCACCTTCTTCTGATAAATTGGTATCATTCAGAAAAGAATTCCTAGAAGAATGTAAGGTGTATGTAGAAATAGGAGTCCTCTACGGAGGCTCACTGATAGAACAAATGAAAGAAGAAGAAAAGTGTTTGTTTGTGGGAATAGATCCCTATACTGGTTATTATGGGAATTCATACGATCCACACAGAGGAGTTGATCTTTCAGACCATATTGGAGTTGTAAAGAAGAACTTAGACGATAATAACCCACACCAACACGATTACCTGCTAATCAAAGGTAAATCAGACGACGTTATTGATCAATGCCCTGATAACATAGATTATCTTTTTATTGACGGTGACCATTCCAAAGAAGGGGTAATGCGTGATTTCAAGAACTATCAGAGCAAGGTTTCTCCCAAAGGTATAATCGTATTTGATAACTATAATGATTCAGCATGGCAAGGGGTAACCGAAGGAGTGGATGAAATCCTCCCTCAATATCCTGAATGGGAAACTGTGAAAGTGATTGGTTGTTCTTTAATCGCAAGAAAAATTTAATATTTCAATCATGAAAAACAATTCTATGAAACATATAAATGAATACACCAGTAATTCGCCCAGTCATTCCACCCGAAGAAATTAAGACAGATCAGCCCGAAGTCCATCCACACCTTCCCCAAATTGACGGTCCGGGTGGAGGATCTCTACTCCTTATGGTTAGTCCAGTCCGCACAGGGAAATCAACCATTATCAGTAATCTACTCTTGGGTGATTCAGAAATGGGTTTCTATGACGCACAAGAACGTTTCCATTCTACTACCATTATCAGTAATACGATTGCGAATGACGTGACCAGTAGATTTTTAGCGAAAGCGTTTGATACATACGATAATTATAATGATCAGATTATTGAAGGAATTATTAATCAACAGAAATCATATGATAAAGAAGATCAACCTGAAATTGGAGTAGTCCTTGACGATTGTTTGGGTTCAATCCGCCGTGAAGCGTCTATCAACCACCTTGCTTCCCGTTTCCGTCATTTCAATATTAAACTCTTGATTATCAGTAGTCAGAATTTTAGGGCGTGTTCTCCAATTATTCGTCAGAATGCTACCAATGTGATTGTAGGTAGTCCATTCCCTAATGAAAAGGAATTGGGTAAAATGGCAGAAGAATATGGTGACGTGTTCGGTGGAGCCAAGAACTGGTTAGAAATCTACAAACGGGCAACTCCCGAAAGATATAATTTCCTTCATATGGATTTCCAATCTAATCCGCCCAAGGCATACCGTAACTTTGAAACTTTGATCGCAGAAGGTCAAAACCTTACCGAAGTCGTGCAAGAGTCTGCCCCCGAACCTGAACCTGAATAATTAATCTTTTAAAATATCCTTTTTCTTAATATATTCTACACATTCATATAAAATGGATATGTATGGTATTTCAGACGCGGTCTTACACGAAAACGAACTTCACACCCAAGCAGTTCAAACGGCAAAAATTCGCCAAGATAATTTTAAAACGGCGACACAGAATTTCAATCAATTGAAGGCAAACCTTACGGGACAGGATACTCGTTCTGACGAAAAAGATACCGCAGAAGGTGTAACTAATCTTTCACGTGCGTTTCAAGTTGGTAGAGCGACTACTGAATATGGTAAGGGTTTCCTTGCGGGAAGACCTTTTGCTCGGACTGGTATGTCTCTTGGTTCAAGTCATCAGTTAGGAATGGCAAATTTAAAGGACGTAGCAGAAGTCAAAGCACTTCCAAGCGTAGTCACAAAAGATTTATCGGGTGTTGAAGGTGTCGCCCAAAAAGGTTTGAAAATTGCGGGAGCGGGTGAATCAACTGCTTTTGTGGGAGGTAAGGCATTGGGTAATCTTGGGGCGGGAATTGACGTTGCTAAGGGAGTTGATAATCTAATTCAGACGGGTAATGTTTTTAAAGACGCTGATACGGGTAAAATGGAAAGCAAAACCGATATAGCGGGAGATCTTCTAACTGTTGGAGGTGGTCTGTTGGATGTCGCGGCGGCATTCACAGGGGGATTATTAGTTCCAGTCGCGGCGGCGGTTAATCTTGCTGGTGCGGGGACCTCAACAGCGGGGTCCATTGAAGACGAAAGTAAAGCAAAAACTGCTCTTGCCCAAAAGAAACCTGTGGCACCTCCTTCCGGCCCGATTGCCCCTGAATATGAAACCCTTGGATTTGTTGCGAACATATCACACGATCCAACTAAATCTATCGCTGCCCGATAAGTTTTTAATTTTTTCACTTGAAAATATTATATTAACTACATTATAAAATATGAGTTTTTGGACCGCCGAAGATAAAGTGCCTGTTGAGCAAAAGAAAGTAAGTGTTCCCGCGACCCACGGGCTGAACTACCAGCCAGGTCAGAAGATTGAATTTGAAATCCCCGCTGGATTAGGTTTCATTCAACCGAAAGAAAGTTACCTCCGTTTTGACGTGAAACTATCCGCCCCTACCACTGCGGACGGCAGACAAACCCGCCTCCAATTAGACCAGCAATTAGGTGGTCAGGTCCTTATTAAGGATCTCCGTGTTTATTCGGGTGGTGCGGGTCGCATTCTGTTAGAGGAGTTCCAAGATTATAACTGCCTCACGGCGGTCAAATATGATTATGAAACCAATGATACCATTAAGTCCAAGCGTTCTTTAACCGAGGGAGCGGTTGTCTATAACCCCGCTACTCGTTCAACCACGGGAATGGAACAGGATTCATTACAGAATTTAGGAACAAACCCTTACTGGCAGACTCCGCAGTCTGCTTCGGCTGTTGTTGGTGACGAAGACTGGGACGAATTTGAAACTGTGAAGTGTCTTCTTCCCCTCAATACGGGTATCTTTCAGAATGACAAGATCTTCCCCGTTGGTATGACGGACGGATTAATTGTTGAAATTATCCTTGAAAGTGCTGAACGTTCTATTAAGTGTCTTGATACCACCAGCAAGTTTCGTAAGTTATGGGGCAATCCTGTCTTCCTTTCTGCTTCGCAGGGTGATCCCGCGGTTGGTCTTCCCAATTCTGCCCCATTATACCCAGTAGCGGTAAATGGTTCTGCTTTTGACCAGTTCCTAATCCGCCGTGATAATCTAATGGGTGTGAATGCGGACGTTGGTATTTCTAATTTCCCTTTCGTCAAGGGTGAAGAAATTAGATTTTTTAACGCTTCTACGGGCACGGATAATCCGCCAACGGGAGCAGTCGGCACTACTCGCCCTCGGATTACGGGAATTGAATATGTGACGGGAACCACGAATGCTATAAAGGTGACTCTTAATGGAACTTACCGCCCCACGACTACTCTTACAAGGTCGGACGTTCTCTATTCTATGACCATTGAAAATTCTTCCATAGATTATTCCCCGTCGTATGAAATTACCAATTGCGAATTTATCGCCCAGCAGGTCACAATGCCTGCGGGATATACATCCAAACTTTCGTCTATGATGAAGGAAGGTGGTTCTATGAATTATGATTTCCTTTCGTGGAGGAACTACAAGATCTCCCAGATTGCTACGGAAAAGGTTGCTACTCTACGAATTCCACTAACGGAATCCCGTGCTAAATCTCTGTTATGTGTCCCAACTTGTGCTCAGGTTCTTACAAAACGCGATTTAATCCTTGGTAAGAATGGTCCTACTGAATCGTTTAGTCGCACTTCTACTCTGTTATCGGTCAATGGTTCTCTGTCCCAACAGGCTTACCCGCAAAACGCGAACAAATCTAACAGAATGGGTTATGTTGGTATCACCGATCACTTACAGCGTTATCAGTTATTCTATGACGGTAAATTGAACCCGAATAGAAAGGTTGAGTGTGACAGACTGACCAACTTAGCTTCGCTGGACCAGCAACCGCTCATTGAGTTGGAAAAGGCACTTGTTATGGGAGGTATTCGCCCTCATTCCATGCTGGCGTTCCAGCGTAATTTCGTGATTGGTCGTGCTCTGTCTTTACAGGACGGTGTTTATGACGCTCGCGGTAAGGACTTCCAACTCCAACTTGAATACACGGGGACGACTGCTCCCGCGTTCAATAAACTTTGGATGTGCTGGTGCGGACACCTCCGCCGAATTGAAATCAAGGGCAACGCGATTGCTCTACAAACCTAACGATTTTTTAAAATAATTTGTTTTTCTTTTCTTTCTAATTCATAGTATAAAAATGAGTTCAGGATATACCACGCATCAAGAGATTGTCCCAAGCAATATTACGAGCGACGGCACTTTGTCGTATGCTAACGGTCAGCCCACAGTCCAGTTCCTTATTGGCGAACAGGAAAGATTTATCGTTCCGGGTTCTATTCGCTTTGTAGGTGAATTCAATGTGTTCAAGAAGGTTGGTGGAGCGGGTGTCGGTATTGTCCCGCTGGAAACGGATAAAATCCAAATTAATGAACTGCTTGGTCTAAATTCGGTCATAGACCAGTTGAATATATTTTCACAGAAAACGGGTCAGACCATTGAGAGTATTAACCACTGGAACAGGATGATGTCTTCCTATCTATCGGTTACCCAGTCCCAGGCAGACTTTTCCGGGCACAGTTGGGATCAGGCACTCCGTTATCCCAATCAGAAATTTCAGAACCTTGGTGCTGTCGTCAATCCTCAGGCGGCGAGTGCTTCGGGTGGTCTTTCACCGAACACTTTTTGCGTCCCTCTGGTATGCGGTCTATTTTTAGGTCAGGACCCAATCCCTCTTTCGGGAACGTGGGGCGTTGGTGGTCTTCGCGTTGAGATCCAGTTAGCACCTGACAGCAATGTTCTATTTTCGGGTGACGGCACTGATACTGCCCTCCTAGAAGCATACTATGAACTCAAAAATGTTCGTCTAATCTGTGAAACCCGTATTCCCCCGCCTGACCAGTTAAGTCAATTAACACGGGCGACCAGCAATACTTTCGTCTATAACACGATTACTTCCTACTATCAGACGATCAATTCAACTAACGCCACGCTCAATTTCAATCTTGCGTTAAGTAAGGTCTTGGGTGTCTTTATGAATGTTGTTCCAGCAAGTCACATTAATAATCTTGTTCAGGACGGATTAGCAAGTCTTCCATTTACGAATTCTACTGGTGCTATGGCGAAGGTCAAGCAGTTGGTCTTTACTCGGGCGGGTGAGCGTTACCCTCTTCAATACAATGTGGATACACTCCAAAAAACAGATCTTTCCAACAATATTGCCGATGGTCAGTTGGTTCGGAATTATATGGATAGCGTGTTGGCATTCGCCAAGATTGGCAGGTCTTCCGTTACACCGCAGAATTTCAGATATCAAACTATGACAAACGCATTCTTACAGGCAAAACAATTCACGGAGGGAGGTTCCCAGTTCGGTTTAGGTGTTGCTTATGATACCATTTCCGATCAGGGAATCGATTTTTCTATGGTTCCGTTTGGCGTTCAAATGGAATTGGATTTGACGACTGATTCGCCCAATGCTATTTTCCTTTTCGTTCATTCCAAGCAGACTGTCCTTTCTACTCCGCAGGGTATCCAAGTTCTAAAATAAACTTAATTGAGTTTTAAAATTTTCTATCTTTATTTCTTATGTAGTAATCATTATAAATAATGAGTGCTGATCCTTCTTCTGATGTAGTTCCTGCTGGTCCTGCTCCCAGTCAAATTCCCGATATCATAAAAATAGGTTCTGTTCCGTCTGATACCTCTATTGACGTTGAAACTTCTATTCTTGAACCCGTTTCGTTCTCACAGAGCCAGTGTCATTTCGTTTTAGAAAACAAGGGTATCCTTCACAGTAATTCTCGGATTACCTTTGCCCTTGATAATGCTTCAATGGGTGACCTCAATGCTTTGGACCACTGCTTCTTCCCTCCTGGTGTAGGTGTCCATTCGTTACTTCAACGTGTCCGCCTTGCCGTCGGTGGAAAAACTATATCTGAAATTGAAGATTTTAATGAATTCATGGCGTATGAAAGTATCTTTATCGCCCCTGAAACGGCTAAGGAAAGGGAACAGGTTTTCTCTGGGCGTGTTGCTAACTCTGTTAGACCTTGCCTGAATGAGCGTGTTGATGCCCAAGGAAAATATCAGAATGCTTCTAATTCTGCTTCCAATACAGAGTCCGTTTTTGAGGCAAGAAGTCAAACCATTGATAATGGTATTGATTTAGATTATGACGCTGACGCTCGTAGGGTGGGAGGTATCGCGAAGGGTGTTGATCCTCAGCCGAGTAAATGTATCTACGGGTGGCAGAATCAGAATAATGATAACCACCCCGTTTTCTCCGTTCTGTTAGCGGATCTGTTCCCCTTCCTCAAAATGAACCAACTTCCTCTGTATATGATTGACGAACAGGTCACTGTCACTTTGACCTTTGAGCCGAAGGCGTGGGAAGGTTATAAACTGGTTGCTCCTATACCAGCAAGTCACAGAATTACCAAGACAAGCCTTACTCCTACTCCCAAACGCGACGCCAATATTGATCGGAACCAAGTGAAACTAATTGCTGATTATATCTACTACCCGCAGGAAATGATGATGGCGTATCAGGCGGCAAATCAGGATATGTCTTTCACCTATGTGGATTACCAGTTCGTCAAGCGGACAGTTGCCCCTGCGGAAATGTCTTCTGCTGGTGGTCTGATACAGAACCTTGGTGGTGCTGGTCGTATCGTTAATAAAGTTATTGTTGGTTGTATGGATCCCGATAACGACGACGGCTTCCTACTCAACAAGTATCACGCAAAAAATCCCGATATTACCGCTACAACTGCGGGACAGGTCACGACGAATTTACGATACAACGACCTCTTCTTGTTCCCCATTGACGTTTCTAACTATTCCCGTCATTTCCATAATGTATTTTCTGCCGAAGGTAGAATGCCCCACCTTCCACGTGGATGGTATTCCGGCGAAGGTGCTGAAATTACTGGTTCCAGGAACGATAACGACCCCAGGGCGTTCTGTCAGTTTGAGGAATATGGTGACCTTGATAGTCTTGACGGTTTCTTCTTTTGGACGGCATACCGCCTCAACCGCAACGAGCGGGTCAATTCCCGTGGTATTGAACTCTATGATAGACGGGTTACAAACGACGATACATTCCTTCTCCACGCTTACCTCCAAGTTGTTCGTATGGCTTCCCTACGCCAGGGAGTAATGACGGTCACTTACGCTTAGGCATATTAAGGTATCCATAGTTATCGTCATTCTGAATAATATTCAGACGCATAAGGGCGAATAAACATTTTCTGAATAAGTTATGTTCTTCATAGGTTATTCTTTTCTTCTTTTTTTTATTCTTATAAAGTGTTTCACAATACACTTTATAAATCAAGACTTGTCTTTTGATCGGAACTCCCTTCGTTTCTCTAATTAAATATTCTCCTTCTTCCATATAGTCTTTGTCTGCTTCGCTTGCTGTTTCTCTTTCAAACATACTGATTAATAATCCATTCCAAAATAGACTGACGGAACCATATTCACTTTCACGTAACATTTACTCTGCTATGGAATTTAAAATTCAAAACAATCAAATTTTATATATGATTCCTATAAATGAGTGGATACACCGATCAAGTTGTCTTGGAATGTTCCCGAACAAGTTCCGCCGAGGGTAGAACCAATAATAATAAAAATCCTGCCGAATTTACAAACGATCTTGGCGACGGGGTTGTGTTAGAAATTGGAGACGAAATAGAACTCCATTCTGCCTATGTATCAGAATTAGGAGCTCAGGCAGGTTCAATTGAAATCAAGGATAGGGTCACGGGGGACATTGTCCCTGTGTATCATACTGCCTATGAAAAGGCGGTTCCCGATATCAATATCCCAACTGGTTTTGAATGGGAAATTGGATTTCTTAACAGATCAGAAATTAGGATAAATGATAAAGAAACTTTTATGGTAGTTAGTCCTTACAAGACTACCAATGGAGAATTTACTATGGCTCTTCCACGCCGATATTGTTTTGAAAATCATAATGATAATCGTAATTGGAATTATTTTGCGACTACGGAAGCACCTTTCACCAATAATTTAGGAAATGTCAAAAACACTTTGGATGTTCAGACACTCACTGGTATTGATCAGCACCCCAGTCAGTTCTGTCCCGACGATTACGAAATCGTATATAGAACAGGATTTCTTCCACCTGCTCCCTTGATTAAAAAGGGACAAATCAAAAATAATAATCAGCGTTTCACAATCTTCCGAGCAACGAATATCTATTTCAATGCCTCCGCGGCGACAGCGTTTGGAACGAATGGATCCATGTCGGGATTATCTGCCTTATCAACTTTCCCCGACGTTGGTTCTCAACAGAACGCAACAGCAAGAAGAGATCCCGCAACTCTATTAAGTTGGAACCAAGTGAAGGACTTAATCAAACTGGAAGCAAAAGAAGGTTTCAATACTCCCGAAGACGTTGCTTTTGATTTAACCCAACAACTGAATGAACGAACTAATTTTGAGAAAAAAGAATTTATGTTGGGAACGGCTGGGGCGGGAACACTTCAAAAGGTCTGCTACACTTCCAAAACTGAAACGCCCTGCTACAAGACCTACAACTGTGGAACTCCCGATAAAATGAACCTAACTATGTGGAACGATTTTAGAAACGCCAGCAGTGGGGTCACCGCTCAACAGGTAGATAATGCTTACAACTATTTATCTTCGTATCAACATATTGGAGTTAAAAGACCTGATCTTTTTACCGAAGGAAGATTTGTCAATACTTCGGGCGGTTATATTATCCCTGCGGGTTATGATATCTTCCAAAATTCCCAGGTGATGCCGTTGGGTATAACTTGGTCTGATCGGAATATTACTTCTTTTGATAAATATTTTGCGATTCAGGCGAAATATACTGAACTGTTTGACGGGCAAATAGTGAATGGTCAGAATTGTTCGGCAACTACCAATCGGTTCTTACACTTCAACACATTAGACGATTTTTACCATAGACCTATGAATTCACTTGGATATGATCTTTATGATAACGGTGTATGGGCGGGAGGGTTAGTGAATGCTTCACAAGCGACTTTCCCATGCTATTTTGATTTCAACCCTGCGACGGTTAATTATACTGCGGGAGACGTAGAACACACGACTAAATCGGGTCCCTCTGACTATCAAAATTTAGCACACGGTTGGGCTCGGAAGGTTGAAGATCCACTCAATCCGGGTCAATATGTCATTGGAATTCAATTCAGTTTATTGGGGAATATTGTGCCGAATTATCTGTTTTCAATCGGAGGAGGACACACCCATATCGCGGCTCCTGCTCGTGGAGGAAGGCGTTTTGGACACGATTATCACTTTTCCGCTTACGGAAATCCTTGTATTGGTCTTTGGAATGGTTTTTCAAATCAGGTAGGAACTTCAAATGGTTCAGATCAAGAAGCTACTTATCACCATAATTCTGCGAGCACGGGTCAAATTGAAAATTTACCTAAATGGTTATCAGAAATATATTTGGGAGCGGATCAACCTTTAATCAGTTACGACGAAGAAGGCAATAGATTTAATATTTCTCAATTACACGTGTCAGAAGTAGAAGGAAATACTGGTGAAGCGGGGCGACTCGGGGGAGGTGCCAGCATCGCGGAAGAAGTCAATGCTCAATCAAATGCTTCTTGTTATAAAATCAATAAAAAATTACTCAAAAATAACTGGTCTCCTGACGTTTCCCCCTATACTCTGACGTTACCCGCGGGTGGTTCTGTTCCTCTTATGGAACAGTTTTCAACTTGCTTAACACCTTGGACACCCTACGATATGATGGGCGGTCTTTTCATAGAAGAATTCGTTGTGCCTCAGTATCAATGGAATACCAATTTAATGGGTGTAATGGGGTATCGTTATGAACAATTTAATCATTCACCTTACAACGCTTCCAACAGACAAACAAGAATTATAGATAATCAGCAAGTCAGCAAAGCGGAATTCCCAACAACTAACGCAAAAATAAATGAGGGCGATTTAAGATCTTTCAATATGAATTTATGGAATAATCCTCAGTATAATATTAATCTACCGACTAGTCATACAGTTGTTGGCGGTGTTGGTGGTCGCTACAATCGCCTCGCGGCGGTTGATGTCGTGGGTATTTCTTCCACAATGATTACCGCCCAAGAACTTCCTACTAAATCTATTCGTCCATATTACACGATTAGATCTGATATTATAGGGAAAAATAATTTTATTGGTGAATCTGCGGGACTTCCCGCTCAAAATCAAACTATCTCCTCCAAGCCGATCGTGGGATTAGTTGATAAAGTCAATGGATATGGCGATTACTATACAGAACAAACAGGTCAGTTAAGTTTCACCAACACAGAAAAAAGAGTTAT